TCATCGACTCGTCGGATATTGGGCAAGCAGGTCGTTCCCGGGCAGAAAGGGTTCGCCCTGGAAATTGGCTGCATTGCCGAACCTTCCCGCACAGGTCGACAGACGGTGATCGCATCCTTCGCGCAGGACGACGCGGCACCCGGTTCGGATTTGCGGATCGATTGATCGATCGAGCACGAGTTCTCCGGATGATGTCGCCCTGATCATTGCGGTGAGACCAGCGAGCGGTCCGTCGATCCAACGCAGCGTGCCGAACCGGTAGTCGGCCGCCACGATCCCCTCGATTGCAACGCTGTAGCGATCGAGGTTTGTCGAAACGACCTGTCGCTCGGTCGTGAATCGCGCTGCCGACAGGGTGCAGGCGGTATCGCAGAAGACGGCGCGGCAGGACGGGCTGCTGCGCGGAACCGGATCGACATCCAGCATCGCCTTTGCCGAGCGCAGCCGCGTGGTGAAGCGGCCCGTTTCTCGCGTCACGGAATCGATCGCGCCGACATAAAGGACAATTCGTTCCAGATTCTCCCAGTCGACCGCGCCGATGACGACCTTCGCCTGATCGAAACGTCCGTCGGCGAGGTCCTCGTCCGAAATCGTATCATGCGAGATCGCACCGGAAATATCGGCTCCGTCATCGGCGAGATCAGCCGTCCGCCGGATGGCAGAGGGAAGCAATCCAGGGGCCGAACGATGCAAAAGACCGTCGAAGCGCAGGTTGCGATCATGCGTCGTGAACCCGAGGGCAACGCCGTCGCGTCGATAGATCTGCCAGAAAGTTGCGACGTTCTCGAGCTCCCGGCGGAAGAAGACACGGCTCATGCATCCTCCCGTATCTCGACGAGCGGAACGGAGGGCGCTTCGCCCGCCTTGAACGCGACACTGCTGAGATCGAGCCGATCTTCGGCAAAGCGGACCGGAACGTCGAACAGAAAGCCCGCACGAACGATTGCACCGGCGGAAGGGGCACTGTCGAGCAGAATTCGTCCGCCCTCCGCATAGGTCCATTCGGAGGTTTCGATGCCGTCGATACTCACGCGAATGCTGGCGACATCGGGCCGCGTTATATTGCGAACCTGCCCGTCATAATCTTTCGTCAGGCGAAAGACTGATGCCGTTCCGTCACCGGTCCCGATGATCTGGTCGAAAGCCGTAAGCGGATCGATAAGACCGTTCGAAGAAAAGTCGAACGGGTCGCGGAGACGAAACCCGCTGGCCGGTCCATGGCGTGCCCTGAAGAAGCGCAGGAGGATGCCCAGCTCCTCTTCCGAGCGGATACCCGGTCCGACATCGTAGGCAAGCCGCGCATCCGACCACAGCGCGTTGCGCCGTTCATGCCCGGAGGCGGTCACGGCGACGGAGGTCGAAAACTGCGGACTGACCGAGACGTCACGCCCGAGAGCCAGCGGATAGAGAATGTCGTCGAAAGCCTGCACATTGTCCTCCTTCGTTCGCGGCAACCGCGTGTAACCGTCGCGAGCGACCTGCGGCATTGCCCATACAAAGCGCTGCGCGATGCCGCGCTCCGCCGCCTCATCGAGACCGTCGTCGATGCGCTGCCAGAATGCTTCGGCATCTGCGGGATCGAGTACGAAGCCCGATAGATAATCCTGGCGGTCCACGGGATAGGCGAGCCGCTCGTCGACGGCGCGATAGGCGGCCCTGCGTTCCGCTCCTGCGCCGCTGGTCAGCCAGTCATAATCTTCCAGCTGCAACCGGTCGAAAGCGGGGAAAGCCCAGCCGAGGGGCAAATTCGCACGCGCGAGTTCGGGCATGTTTGCGCCGAAAATTGTCGGAGTGAACGCCAGCAGGAGAATTTCCGCTGCACCTTCGGCTTCTTCGCGAACCGCCGCTGCGAGATCGAGCGTGGATCGCGCGAGCAACTCGCCCGCGCGATCCAGCAGATCGGTTTGTTCGGCGTTAAGCGGTTGTGCGAGGTCGGCAATCTCCGGCGCGTTTTCGAAATAATCGCGTGCGGCGGCATCGTATAGGCATGGACGGCGATCCGGCATGAGCCACCACCACGGCTCGCCGATCTGAAACAGGACCGGCAGGCCGGCATCCTCCATCAGTCTGACGAATTGCCGGGCCAATCCACGCAGCCATTCCATCGCTTCATCATTGGCCGGTGACAGCAAGGCGCTCGGCGGCTCCCACCCGGTCCTCCCCGGTGTCCCGTCGAAAGCGCGCTGCTGCCATGCGGCCGGACAGCGCGCGGCGAACAGTTCGTAGGAAAGCGATACGATTGCTTCGTAACCGCGTGCTGCGCATTCCTCGAAATACCGGCGATGCCAGCGCCGGGCTGGCTCGCACAGGGTTCCCTCCCTGTCGACCGACAGCCCTTCGCTGTCAGCTACGAGCCGAAAGAAGTGGCTCATCCCGATATAATGCAGCAGGCGACCACGATAGCCGAGACCACGCGCAGCACGCACCAGGCGGGCGGGCGACTGGTTGAATGCATCGTCATAGGCAGTCGCGAGTTGCTCGCCGTGATCGGGGAGCAGGATGTCGCCAATCTTGAGAACCGCGTTGTGGCCCTCGCAAACGATCTCACTCAGTTCCGCCCAGCCATCGACGCGGCTATCGAGGCGCGCCGTGCTGCCCTCGACATAACCAGCTGGTGCGAGAGATATGAACATCCGGTCGATGTCCGACGGATGGACCGTCTCGCCCGGCAGGGAGAAGCCGGATTGCAGATCGGAGAACGGGAGGACTATCCGCGCATCGCTGGGCGAGCCTTCCGCGTAGTTCCACAGTCTTACATACCAGCTGCGCGTGGTGCCCGAGGCATCGCGTCCCTCGATGGTAAGCGTTGGTCCGTTCAGCGCGTCGAGGGGCAATATCCCGTCCGATCGCCAGCGAAACCGCAGGGTTGTGCGCGAATAGTCGCGCTTTGTCTCGTAAGCGAGCAGCGGATGGTCTAGCGTATCCTCGCTTTCCCAGATGACGCCGGCCAGTTCGCCGCGATGATGAAACTCGCAATCTACTCGCAATGCGTCTGCCGCGGTGTCTACGAGGCTCGCCATCATCGGTCGGGGGAAATTGACGGTCCAGAAGCGAGGGTCGAACCGTTGCAGCCAGTCGAAATGCTGCCCGTTGCGTTCGTCCGCGAGCCAGTATGCCATGATGGTGCTCCGGAAAGAATTAGCGCAGCGCGCGCGTGATCGCGCTCGCGACCTGGCGCGAACTGCGTTGCAGGGCGGTGGGCGTGTCGGTTCCGCGGGGCGCCGACAGATTGATCGCCACCCGCACGTCGCGGCGTTCGCCGTTGGTGGGAATGCCCGGTTCGACGCGGCCAGCGCTCGTCGGTACAAAAAGTTCGGGTCCGCGTTCTCCGACGAGGAAGGGGCGTCCGGGCGATACGTCGCCGCCGAGCGCGCGTCCCGGCAGGCCGAAGAGCGCTCCGATCCCGCCGCCGAGGAGCGCGCCGAGGCCGCCATCCGAACCCTTGCCGCCGCCACCGAGCAGTGCGTCGAAGCCCAGCTTCAGGGCCTGGTTCGCGATCTGGTCGATTGCCGCGAAAGCCGCCTGCTTGAGGTCGCCGAAGGACAGCGAACCCTTGCGAACTTCCGCCAGCAGGCTTTTCTCGAGCACGTTTCCGGCAGAGGCAAACCCGTCGATTACCGTCCTGTCGAACGCCCCGCGCATCTCGGCAATATCGCCGGAGAACTTGCGCGTATCAGCGCGCACCTCGACCAGCAGGCTGTCGATCTCATCGTCCATCACGGTCCCTTTCGATCATCTTTTCGATTTCAGCGCGGCTTGGCGCAGTTCCGCTGTCGTCTGCTGGTCCCAAAGCCAACCGCAATTCAGCGGGCGTGGCCGTCCAGAATTGCTCGGGCGACCAGCCGAGATGCTGCATCGCCGCGATTGCCGCGCGCCCGGCCCCGACGCTGAATCGCTCGCTCATCCCGAGCCTTGCAGGATCTGTCCGAGCACGACCCGCAGCGGCTTCGTCGCTCTTGCAAGGCCCATTCCCACCACGGCCCGCCCGACATCCTCGCGCGCCAGCGCCGACCGGTCCGTTAGGCAGTGCCAGAAAAGCGCGGTCATCTCCGTCAGTTGCAGCCGACCTTCGCCAGCCCGCTCAACCAGTGCGAAGAGCGGTCCCAGTTCTTCCTCGGCGCGAACCAGTGCATCGAAGCTGGGGCGCAAAAGGCGCTCCCTGCCCGCGATGCAAAGGCTCGCCTCACCGCGAAGAGCGGTTGCCGGTTTGTCGCTCGCATCGGTCATGCGGAAACGACCGGCCCGGAGCTTTCGAGGCTGAGCGAATAATTGCGCTCGCCATTGTAGTCGCCCGCATAGTCGAGCCGCTGGACGAGGAACTGGCCGCGCATCTTCTCGCCACCCTCGAACGACAATTCGTAAGCGGCGAGCGTTCCGGCGAGGGCATGGCCGCGCATCGCCGTTTCCGCGGTACTGCCGAGGAAGATGCCGCTTGCGCTCACCGATACCGAGCGGGTGCCCGCACCGGACAACAGATCGCGCCATCCGCCCGAACCCTTGTGCGTGACGACCACCGTATCGCCGTTGATCGACATCTGCGTCGTGCGCAGCCCGGCAATTGTTTCGTAGGAAGCGGGATCGGCGGCGTCGCCGATCTTCAATAGGAAGGCAGAGCCTTTTTGTGCTGACATGGATGATGTCTCCGTTGCTGGATGGGTTGCGATCAGACCGCGGCTCTCGCGAGCAGCCTGAAGCGGTATTCGAGCAGGACCGCGCGCAAACCGCGTGGCCTGCGCTCGGCGCGACTTCTCAGGAAATGCGTCGCCACGATCGCGAGGGAGGTCTCGTCGTCGGGCAAGAGGGCGATGCGCCGTTCTATGGCGTCGGCGATGAAGCCGGTGGAGCCTGCTTCACCCGTGCGATCGACCAGTTCGAGTGCGATACGCACTTCGCGCCCGCCAAGCGTCTTCGTGCTCCAGTCGATCGCCCCGCTCGCCGCAATGCCCAGCCACGGCGCGGCGGCGGCCACGGGGCTTTCTTCCTCGATCGCATTGAGGGTCGCGGCAAGGAAGGCATCGCCCCGCAGCCAGTTCATGAGATGCCCGCGAAATTCGCTTTCCATCGTCGATCAGTCCTTTGCATCGAAGAGCGGCCAGAGCAGCCGGGCAGAGCGCCATCCGGAGCCGTCTGCGCGGCGGGCGAGAAGGATGCGGCTGGCCCGCGCCCGCGCCAGCGCCCCGGCCTTCGTCACGAGTGCGGCGGACAGGCGCCCTCCATTCGTCAATTTCGCCGCGATCACAGGAGGCGCACCCGCCGGTGTGGGCGCCATAAAGCGGCGACGGCGGCTGGCGGACCTGCCGCCGATCCTTCGTCACGCTCGCGGTAGGAATGTGCAGCGAGCCGCACGATCCCCTGCCGCAATGCCGGATCGAGCCTGCTCCAGTCCTCGGCCAGCCCGGCGGAAAAGCGCGCCGACACGCGGAGCGCATCGGGCCGATCGATGAGCTTCACGAACCCAGTGCCATCGGCCTCGATCCGCGCTTCCCAGCTTGCAGGAGACAGGATCTTGCGATTGCCGGTGCTGCCGAGGGCAGCGATTTCGGTAATTTGCGTGACAGGGCGGGTTCCCAGCCTTTGCCAGTCGAGCGAGACCGGCAGTCGTTCTTCGCAGACCGCTGCAAGAGGAAGGGAGCCGGTGAAGGTTTCGCATAGGCTCGCGGCAGAGCGCAGCAGCGTATCGAGCAGCGCGTCCTGCGCGCTGTTGGCGATCACCAGCCATTGTTTGAGTTCGTCGAGGGGGTCGCCGCCGAAATCGGCCGGCACCACGAAAGCCCGATTCATGGGCGTCTCCCTGTTATGCGCGGAGAAAAAGGGGCATCCGCGCCGCACCCGCCAAAGGGGCGAAGCGGGGCGGCACGGATGCGAGGGGGCTTCAGACCGGGACTACGCCTCGATCTTCAAAAGCTTGACCGCCGCACTGTCGAGCACCTGACCGCCGATCCGCTTCGTCGCGTAGAAGTGGACGAACGGCTTGTTGGTGAACGGATCGCGCAGGATCTGCGTGGCGCTGCGTTCCGCGATGAGATAGCCGTGCCGGAAATTGCCGAATGCGATCGGGAACGCGCCGCTGGCAATGTCGGGCATGTCTTCGGCTTCGACCACGGGATAGCCGAGCAGGCGATCGGGCTGACCCTCGACGAGACCCGGCTGCCACAGGAACGCACCGTCCGCCGTCTTGAGCTTCCGGACCTCGGCAAGCGTCGCGGAGTTCATGACGAAGCTCGCGCCCTGCCGGTGGCCTGCCTTCATCGTGTGAACGAGGTCGATGAGCCGCGCATCGGGCGCGCTGTCGAACCCTTCGGCGTCGCCCGAACCGATATATTGAAGCGTTCCGAAGGAGCGCACGCCGTCCGCCGCCGTGGAGGTCGGGGCGGCAAGGAACCCGGCAGGCTGGTCGATGCCGGTTCCGTTGACGAAGGCGGCTCCTTCGGCGCGGGCGAATTCCATCGCGATCTCGCTCGCCAGCCAGCTTTCGAGGTCGAAGCCGGCATCGTCGAGCATTGACTGGCTTGCCGCAGGATTGGCGTAGAGCTCTCCCGAGGGCGGAGCGATTTCCGCAAAGCTCGGCGTATCGGTGTTCGGACGGCTTGCCGTCTCGCTGACCCAGCCCGATGCGGTGCCACCGGTCGTTACGAGCTTGCGATAACCCGCAGTGCCGGTCTGGACGACCTGCGCAAGGTCGCGGATCGGGCTGATCTCCGTGAGTTCGCGAGCGATCATGGCGTCGATCTGCTTCGGCACGGCATAGCCGCCATCCGAGGGATTGACCCCGCTCATCGACTTGATTTCGGTTTCGCGGCCTTGCCGCAGATAGCCGTTGACGAAGCCTTTGACTTCGGCGGCTTCGGCGGTTTCCGCTGCCGGGTTCGCCGCGATGGCGGGGCGGGTGGCGGCGCGCGCGACCTTATCGAGCCGCGACTTCACGTCATCGACGTCGCCGCGCAGTGCAGCGATGTCGGCCTCGGCCTGGTCCTGCCGGGCGACGAGGTCGAAACTCGCATCGAGTTGCTGGGTCATCAGGGGGTTTTCGATATCCATAGGAAGTATTCGCCTTTCTTGGGGTGGGGGTCAGGAATGTGCGGGTAAGACAGCAGCAGTGTCGCGGTCGCTGCGAGGCGGAGCGACGAGATGCACGCGCGCCCCGTGCTGAAGGGGATGCGATACGAGACTGATCTCGAAGAGTTCGACGTCGGCGAGGATCCTGTGACGCGCCTCGTTCCTGAACTGGCGCGCACGATAGCCGAAGCTGAGGCCGGTCAGCGAACCCGCCGTCAGCATCTTCGCGGCGCGGCTTTCGGACCGGTCGAGACGGGCGACGACGCGCAGGCCGCGCTCGTCCTCGCCGATCGTCTCCACCCAGCCGATCCGCATTTCGGGTCGATGCTGCCAGAAGACGGGCAATTTGAAGCGTCGTTCGGTAAGCGTGCGGCGAAAGGCGCCGGGCAGGATGACGTCGCGCGCCGCGTCGGGCTTGCCGAACAAGGCGGCGTAGCCGGCAAAGCGCAAGGGCGCTGCATTGGACGCCGCGCTCATCGCAGCAACTCCGGCACGCCGATACGCACCGCTATGCCGATGAGGAGCAGGGCGAGCACGCCGCGGACGGCCCAGTCGATGACCGCGCGCCAGGCGCTTGCCTTGGCGTCGCGCCATGCACCCAGCAATTCGCGAAGCTCGTCGATATCGCCCTGCGCCTTCACATCGGACAGGCCGATGCGATCGAGGACGCGGTCGGCGCCAACTTCGCTCGCTTCCTCGACGATGGCGCGCAGGGTGATCATGTCGCTGCCTTCGGTGGCGGCCTGCGCGATCAGCGCGGCCAGCATGTCTTCGCGGTTCATCGGCTCGTCTCCTTGTTGCTTTCGGCGCGGGGCGGTAGGCCGAGCATCGCGCGCTTTTCGTCGGGATCGAGGAAGTCCGCCTCGCTCACCTGCGACCAGAGGCGTTCGCGATCCTCGGACAGCGCCGGGATGCGGTCGAGATCGACGCCGATCGACAGATCCGGGAACCAGGGCGACAGGCCGCTCACCAGCCCCTCGGTGATCTTCCCGATGAGCGGCAGCAGGGTGAGCCGCCAGAGCGCGCGGTTGGCCTCGCGATAGTTGGAATAGGTGTTGTCGCCCGGCAGGCCGAGCAGCATCGGCGGTACTCCGAAAGCGAGCGCGATGTCGCGCGCGGCGGCGGCCTTCAGCGCGGCGAAATCCATGTCCGCCGGGGACATCGACATGGATTGCCAGGTCAGCCCTCCTTCGAGCAGCATTGGGCGACCGGCATTGGCCTGCCCGGCGAACGCCTCGGTCAGTTCGGCCTTCAGCCGGTCGAACTGCTCCGCTGACAGGCCTGCCGCTTCGCCGGTATCGTAAACCAGCGCCCCGGAAGGCCGCGCGGCATTCGCCAGCAGCGCCCTGTTCCATGCGCTCGCCGTGTTGTGGAGCGCGACCGACTGCGCCGCTGCCGTCAGACAGCCCGCGCCGTAATGGTCATCGGTCGGATGAAGCCCGCGCAAATGGATGAGATTGGGCCAGCCATCGGCGTCCTCGACCGGGATTTCGCTATCCGCTGCGCCGATCCGGTAGCGATAGGCACGCGGCCAGCCATCGGCGGCAGGCAGGACGGTGACGCGTTCGGGGCGCAGCGCGAACAGATCGACCGGCGCGCCGCTCGCATCCTTCACGATCTGGATGAAGGCGTTGCCGTTGAGAAGGAGATGCGCCGCCAGCGTTTCGAGGAGCGACTGCCCGCTCGTCTGGTTCTTCAGGAGGCTGGCGACGCGCGGCTCCTCGAGCTTCAGCGGGGCATCGCCCGCTGCCTCCGCGACGATCCGCACGGCCCTCTGAGCAACCGGGTTCTCGATATAGGCGGCCTTGACCGCCCCTTCGTAATCATAGGCGAACGCCTCCTGCCCGCTGGCGAAACTGGCGGCATAGGGGGCGGCATGACGCGGGGCGAGCGGCAGGGCCGTCCCGCCTCCGCCCTTGAAGGCGGCGGCGAGCGCGTTGAGGAACGACATCGGGAAACTCCCCTGTTCTCAGTGAAAAAAATTTGGCGAAACGGGCGGTCGGCCCGCCTCAGAGGCGGCGAATATGCGGCACCGACAGATTGACGAGCATCAGTTCGTGCAGCGCATAGACGAGCGCATCGGCGCGGTCCGGACTGCGGCCCGGACCCTCGTAGCCGCCGCCGACCATGAGGCCGCACATCTCGTCCTCCAGCCGGGCGAAGACGCCTGCGTGAAAGACCCGACCCGCCTCGTAGAGGGCGGCAATGGGTTCGGCGCGGGCAACCTTTCCGCGCGAGGCATGGACGAGCTTGACCGGCAGGGAAACGCTGGCCGCGCGCAGCACGCTTTCGACCATCGCGCCGCCCTGGTTCGCCTCCGCGATGACCCGGTCGGCACTCCATTCGTCGGACGCATCGGCCACGGCACGAGCCCAGCGTTCGGGGCTCGCCCGTTCGACCGAGCGATCGGCCAGCACTTCGGCGGTCCCGTCCTGCGCCAGCGCGCAGACGACGATGCCGCAGGCATCGCCATGCGCACTCGCCGGAGGATCGACGCCGATGACGATGCGGCGCCACGCCCCCTCTTCCCGGTTTGCAGGGAAGGATGCGCGGCGGCATTTCTCGATCAGGCTGCGGTTCCACAAAGCGCCCTCGACATCGCGCAGCAGGACGCCGTCGAGCTCCTGCCGGCCCAATGCGCTTCCCCCGAAACTGCGTTCCATGTGACGCAGGAAGGCGGGCGGCAGATTGTCCGCATTGTCGTAGGTCGAGCCGCGGGTCACCGCGACGTCCTTGCTGCGATCGTCGATCAGCCTCCGCAGTAGCGGAACGGCGCGCGGCGTAGTGGTCGCCACGACCTGCTGCACCGGACCGAGGCGCAGGCCCATCAGCAAATTGTCCCAAGCCTTGGTAGCCCGCTCGCCCGCACTGTCCCACTTCGCGATCTCGTCGCACCAGGCATGGCTGTGCTGCGGTCCCCTCAGCGCTTCAGGCTCGCCGGCGGAATAGAACAGCGCCTGCGCGCCGTTGTCCCAGACGAGCCGCCGGTTGGACGGTTCGAATTGCGGGGTCCGGTCGGGCGGCGTGACGGCGAGGACGCCGCTTTCGCCTTCGACCATGATGCTGCGTACTTCCGATAGAGACGCTCCGACGAGGGCGATCCGCGCGCCGGGCGTCGTGCGTGCCACCTGTCTCACCCACTCGGCCCCGGCGCGGGTCTTGCCGAAGCCGCGGCCCGCGCAGATGAGCCAGATTCGCCAGGGCGAGCGTGGCGGCAATTGCTCGGCGCGGGCGAACAGCCCCCAGTGATAGGCGAAGGCCTCGCGCTCCTCGTCGGACAGCGAGGCAACGAGTTCGGCAAAGTCGCGCTCGCCCGTTTCGAGAAGCCAGCGATACTGGCCGTTCTCGCTCACTTGCGCTTATCCTTCGGCGAAGCGGCGGCAGGCCGGACCATGCCTTCGATCAGGATGCCCGATTCCTTCTTGCGATGTGCGAGGCGCAAAGCCTCGATTTTCGCGGTGATCGAGCCGAGCACGGCTTCCTCGTCGAGATTGGCGCGCGAGGCCTTCTCTTGCCCCACGCTTTCCCGGTGCGCACCGAGGACGCGCAAGGCGGAGGCGAAATCGAACTTGCCCCCTTCCGCGGTGGCGAAATCGCCGTCGCGCAAGCGCCGCAGCACTTCCATCTCGAGATGGTCGTAGCCTTCGCACAGGGCATCGAACCACTGGCGGCGGAATTCCGGTTCCTCGCGGCGGACCTTGTAGGCCCGGCCCGGCGCCACGCCCGCGATCTTCGCGCTACGAGTGACGTTGGACGTTTCGGCGAGCGCGGTCAGGAAGTCCTTCCTCCAATGCTTCGAAAGTTCCGCGCCGCCTTCTTCGGCAAGAATGGCTTTCGTCATCCGCGTCTTGGAGCGCGCACTGCGTCTCCTGCCTTCGTCGGCCAT